GCAGCTTAGCAAAACTTTTTACTTTTTGAGAGATAGCTTCTGTAATAAATGCTTCACTACGATTATAATTCTGTAAACCTCTACGTGGATTAAATTCTGTCTCTTGATCAATAAAACGAGTGTCAAAAGCTACTTTCTTAAATCCTGAATTGGGGATCAAAGAAGAGAGGGCTACTTTTCTTAGTAATCTAGCCTGTTTCCTAGTAGGAACATGCTCGGAACCCCTAGAAATCAAATTGTACAGCTCGGAAGCCTCTAATAACATTATATTCCTATACCTATTGGTGATACCCTAATCATTATACCACTTTATTATACACCGAGACCCTTGACAAGTAATTTTTATAATTTAGGTTGAGACATTATGCAAAAATTAGCCATCTCCCCACATCTAATCCACCCTTCCGCAGTAGAGATCTGCCATATCCTCCACGACAATGGATATCAAGCTTTTATTGTGGGTGGCTGCGTACGCGACCTCTTATTAGGTCAGAAACCCAAGGATTGGGATATCACTTCCGATGCCCATCCTGAAACTGTTATCCAACTATTCCCCAAAACCATTCCCACTGGCTTGCAACACGGAACGGTCACCGTCTGTATGGGAGAAGGCACAGAAAATCAGTTTGAGGTGACTACCTTCCGTATTGAAGGAGAATATTCAGACGGTCGCAGGCCGGATACTGTTTTGTTTGTGGCAAATGTAGAACAAGATTTAGCTCGCCGTGACTTGACCATCAACGCTATAGCCTACAATCCTATGACGGAGCGTATTTTCGATCCCTTTCACGGTATAGACGATCTCCAGACCGGCTTGATCAAAGCGGTAGGGAATGCTACCGCCAGATTTCAAGAAGATGGATTGCGTATTATGCGAGTGGCGCGCTTTGCAGCTCGTTTCAACTATGTCATCGACCCAGATACTTTTAGAGGCATGACCCTTAGCCTGGAAACCCTCCAAAAAGTTTCCAAAGAACGCATTCGCGATGAATTATGCAAAACTTTGATGGCGAGCAACCCAAATATAGGCTTACGTATCTTATCTTCCTCGGGAGCACTTAAAATAGCCTCTCCCATATTGGATTATTATCCTTCCGCAGGAGCCTTTCCTTGGTCGGGAGAGTTAGAAACTAGGGTAGCTTGCCTGTATATTCATCACCCAATGATCATGGTGGAACAAGAATTGAATAACTTGAAATTTTCCGGTCGAGAGATCAAGAAAATTATGTTGCTGCAAGAGTTGTTTGACCGATACCTGCACGCCAAGATACGGAAGACCGGTTCCGAACCCTACAAATCCATTATGAGCATTATCAAGAACCAATCCATAGACGACTGCCCCTCTACCTTGGAACAATTTATAAAGTTGTGCGAGGCCATGGGCCAGCCCATCCAAGAATGGTTGGAGATCCACCAAGAGGAAGTGGTATATGCTCGTAGAGAAATGGAAATCAATGGAGATGATCTGTTAGCTATTGGAATGGCACCGGGCCCCAAAATCAAAAAAGCTTTGGACGCTTGTTATGCCGAAATCTTACGCAATCATAAGCAAAATAGTAAAGGAAAACTTATTCAGTTTATCAGAGATCGCTTGCTCTATTAGTATGGGCTTGTTGGTTGATCTTTTTATATAGATTATTATGAGTTTTGCGCAAGAATGTCTTTTGCTTATCGGATAATTTGTCCAAAGATTTGGGGTTGCGAAACTTGTCATAAATTTGATGCAAGAATTCCTTGAATGGCTTGAACTCTTGCGGCATCAATTGCAGCTCAAAATGCACTCCATCGCAATCTAAATCAAGATGGACAATGCCGTGGTATTCCAGGCCGTGTTCTGTCGAACGATCCATATGCTTATCAATTTTGGCAATCTTCTTGCCAAATAATTGATGCAGAATGTCCAGCACATCCTCGTGTTGAAATTGCGGGGAGAAAAAGAGACGACCTCTCACCAAGTCCGATAGTTCTGCTGGATCCTTAACACGATCGGCCTCCATCTTGCGCTTGACGCTGGGGTAGGGCTTGATGTTGGTTTGCAACTCAAAATCGGAAGGTGGCAAATCAGATAATTGCGATTGCACATATTGCATGGCGTGCTTCAACTTGGGCACCACCTGCATATACTGTTTGCGGAGTTTTTTGGGATCCATCTTACTTTGTATACGAAAAAATTGACACGGGCTTGACGAACCGAGGAGCGTGGTTATATTGGTTGTGGCAATATTACCGTATCTAAGTAATGCCAAAAGAGGAAAAAATGAACGAAGTAATGCAAGAAATTACCGTGGAAACACAGGTAAAAAAAATAGATTCGTCAAAAACCGAAAAAACCATCGAGTTTTCATCTCTATCACGCAAAGTTCAGGATGCAGTTAGAGCGGGAATTGAATCTGCCAAAGCGGGAAAGATTTCTAGCTGGGGAGATTTTACAAAGTATATAGACGATCAAAATAACGAGTAATCGTTTCATAAGCTGAAAGTCATGTACGAATTAGATAAGACAGATGATGCCCTTACGGATTTTGAAAAATTAGAATCTGACAAGAGCTTGAAAATTCCACTCAAAGCAGTGAAAAAAGCACTAGGTTTATTACAAGCAAATCCTAAACATCCTGGATTACATTCCAGTCCAATAAAGGGAGAGCTTTGTCCTCATGGAAGCACCATATGGCATTCCTATGCTCAAAACAATACTCCCGGAGCTTGGCGTATTTTTTGGTGTTACGTTCCAAAATCAGATCCTACACCAGAAATACCCACTCCAATACCACGCATTCTTATTATTAGAATATCATCTCATGACTAATAGCGGGGCTGTCGATATAAATAATCAAATATTTGGTAAACTAACCGTCATATCAGAAGCTTTCAGAAAGAAAAACGTCTACTGGAATTGCCTATGTGAATGCGGGAACAAAACCGTTGTTATTGGCTCTAATCTACGCAATGGGCATACCACATCATGCGGTTGTGGTAAAGCTGATGGAGCGATCAAAACTGCCAAGAAAATGCTGTCTCTTGATCCCAGAATAACCTCTGCACGAAATGTGTTTAACGGTTACAAGGACGGAAATTTGACGTTCGAACAATTTCTAGAACTATCGCAACTAGATTGCTATTATTGCGGAAACCCTCCCAATAAGTCTAACGTTTACAACAGATATAAACATAGAGCCAATACGGTATTAGTAGACATATCGTCTGGCGATTTCTATTACAACGGGCTAGACCGTTTAGACAACTCCAAACCGCACGATGTAAATAATATAGTATCGTGTTGCAAATATTGCAATTCAGCCAAGATGGAAAAATCATCAGACGAGTTTGACGCTTGGATAGAGCAGGCATATCAAGCCCTACAAAAGCGAAAAAGCTCATAGTTTCCTATGAGCTTCTTCTGTATCTTTATTTAGTTACGACTTATTATGCACCGATGATTACTGATTTACGGCCCGCAGCGCATCCGCGAGGGTTCACTATAGCAATTCCGATAATCTCAGAAATAACCCAACCCAACTTGAGTTGCTTTGGTTCATCAGCAGGAAGTACTTCGATGTCTTGTCTAATTGGCATGACTCCTACGAACTCAGGGTCTGCCACACCGTAGATCGTACCGGGAGGCACAATCTTGCTGACCATAATGTCAGTTCCCCAGATATGAGCATACAAACCAGTTTGTAGAACTTCACGCATGGTTACTGGATCGAAATCACCACCACCCACGCCTTGTCCACCACCGGAGCCCCACTTCAAGATATCAGTGAACTCATTGATGTTCATGAAGTACTTAGTAGTCACTAAGTCCCAACGATCAATTTGTTGCTTGATCTCGACCAAGTCTCTCTTGAGAAGACCGGCATCTGCGATGTCAGTGAGAGTGTTTTCCACAGAAGCGGCTGCATCCAAGGCTGCGAAGATGTTGGCATCTTCTTGGGCCATGATTTCTTGACGAGCCTTCTGGACAGCTCTGTCGATAACGTTGAATCTACGACGCTTAACTTCTGCGATTCTAACGGTTGGGTTAGCGTAGACTTCGAATTCAGGAACAACTACTCTGTCACCGAATACTCTGGACTCTGGGCCAGTACCGTTGCTAGAAATAACAACAGCGGCAACATCGATATCTCTATCGTAGGTTGGCATTGCACCTTGTGGCAATGGATCAACTACTAGGGCACGACGAGCGATACCATGGTAATCGAGGTTTCTACGGATTGGGTTTGCCATTGCTTGGGCCAAAGCGATTTTACCATCTTGTGTTTGAATTGCTCTGGTAATGAGTTCATCTCTTTTGTCATCTGAAAGAGCTGGTTGACCAGCGAGACCTTGGTTTGCTGGGACATTCTCTTCAAGAATTGCAGCGTAGCGAACTAGTTGCTGTAAAGTGTCTCTAAAAGAAGAGCCATTTACTTGTCCTTTATCGTTGAACATATTCATATGTTATCTCCACATCTATTATTAGAATAATTTGCCGACTAAATGTCAGCCACACGAGTAATCGTGCGATGAATAGATATGAAATTATTACTATTTTCTTTTATGCAAACGCCGTGCATATCACGATATATAATAGTATGCACCATTCGGAGATAAAATGTCTATAAAATACGATTTGATCGGACAAACATTCGGTCGCCTTACCGTCATTAAAAAAGCCCCTAATATTGTTGGGAAAAAACGAGAATATGGAGCATGGGAGTGTTTATGTAATTGTGGAAAAATAAAAATTGTAGCCACAGTTCATCTCAATAGGGGAACTGTTCAATCGTGTGGATGTATAGTAAAAGAAGGCAGAACTACCTTATCGGCTGGTCAAAAATTCGGGCGCCTAACTACTATTATATACAAGGATAACAAATGGTCGTGCTTATGTGATTGTGGTGAATATGTAGAGGTTTCATCCTATAAATTAGCAAATGATAATACCAAATCTTGCGGATGTCTCAAAATAGAAATTAGCAAAACAAAATCTGATAAACTTATTGCTGGCAGAAGAAAAAACGAACCTCATATCGCCTCTGCTCGTAGAGTTTGGCAAAATACTTATTTATATCGTGATGAAAATACTATTTCATTCGAGCAATTTATGAATGTTTCACAACAAAATTGTTTCTATTGTGGAATAGAACCAAATACTAAATACAACTTTTTTGCCGCAACATCAACTTATAGTTCTAAAAAATCAGAGGCAGAGGGATTATTTATTTACAACGGTATGGATCGTGTAGATAACACCAAATCACATACAATAGATAATATTGTGGCGTGTTGTCCAATTTGTAATAGGGCAAAAAGTGATAGAACTCAAAAAGATTTTTTAGAATGGATATTACGACTAACTATTACTGATTTTCATCCACTCATTATACCACAAATACTGTTTCCAGAAAATGGCTCATTAGCCACATCAATTAAGTGCGTTTTTTATAATCACAAAAACGATACTGATATGTCAGTAGAAGAATATTATTCTATTTCTCAAATGAGCTGTTTTTACTGCAATGGCAAGCCAAATAATACTTTCAATCGTGCCAAAACTGATAAAAAATCCTCCGATAAAGCCAAGCAAAACGGAGAATATATTTACAACGGCATTGATCGTATAGATCGATCACAACCACATAACAAAAACAATGTGGTGCCGTGTTGCTATTACTGCAATCATACTAAAAGCAAACTCGCCCTACCCGAGTTTCAAGCTTGGATAAGGCGAATTCAAGACTTTCAGAAAAGCAAATTAATAGATAATGTAAAGATAGCCTGATCCTCCAGCAGCTCCTGCGCCACCACTTCCAGAGGCGTATCCAGATCCGCCACCGCCTCCACCAGCACTAGTGTTAGCAGCAGCACTATTACCACTTACACCATTTGGTGATCCAATAGTGCCAAGGGCGCCACCATTAGCACCGTTTCCTTGTGCGCCAGCACCACCTCCACCACCCGCATCACCACCGCCGCCTCCATCAGAGCCACATGAATAAACAGAATAAACCGATGGAGTTTGAGTAGCACCTGCATTTGCACCTGGACAAGAGAATAGACTACCAAAACTAGTAGCGCCGCCATTACCACCAGCAACAGGAAAAGAGCCCGAGGTACCGCCACTGCCACCAGAACCACCGGCTCCAATAGTAATCGTATAATTGTTACCTGGCGTAACTACCAAATTAGTGGTATATTGAGAGGCTCCACCGCCTCCTGCGCCACCCGCAGCTCCGTAACCAAAAGCAGGTGTAGTTCCTCCTCCACCACCCCCGCCGCCACCAGCAGCAAACACAATAATATTTGTGACACCAACAGGGCAAGTCCAAGTACCAGAAGAGGTATAATAAGCATTTCTCAAACCCGTATATGATGAAGTAACGGGCTTTGGTTGCCATTGACTACTACCATTTCCCCAAGTCAAAACGTAACCATCATCGGCTGAACCAAGAGCTCCACTTTCTACGGCATTACCTTGCAGAGCAACTACGGTTGCAGCACCAGTAGTACCAGAAACATCTCCGCCCATCGTTTGGTCGGCTTGATTAGCGGCAGGTAACACTCCGGTAGTAACGTCTGCTACGGAGACAACGGTTGGATTGGGATAAGTTCCACCAAGATCTCCGCCAGCACTCCCATTAGGTGGAAAACTGCTTGGCAAATTGGTTGGAGTCCATTCGGTTCCATTATATTCTAATACTTGATCGGTAGTCGGTGCAGTTGCTGAAACCGCTGTGCCTTGAATTGCTTCTACAGTGCCTGGTGTGATAGTAAAATCTGACATATTTCCCTCCCAAAATGAATTTACTTCCTATTTATAATATTACAAAATATTGATATAGCACAAATGAAAAATGACCAAACCATTTCTGATTTAGTCATTATTCGTATGCTATCTAAAACTATTTAGTTATTAGTTGGAACCTGGAGCGAAATAAATCGTTGCAAACTGGAAAGCACGTGGGCCAACAGAAGAGACGTTTCCGCTAGGGCTATTCAAAGCTGCTACGAGGTAGTTAGGTGTAGTTACCAAGGATTGGTTGGTATTGAATTCAACGAAGTAACCAACATTTGGACAAGTTCCGAAACCGCCTGCTAGGTTGCCAGTGTTGCTGGAAACGTTTGGAGTCAAAAGACCACCAGTTCCATTACCAACTGCGGTTGCAGGGGTAAATCCTAGTCCAACACCAACAGTCAATGTCGTGGTATTGGTTGGTACCAAACCAGTAGCAACAGTGGTATCCACAGCGTCTAGAGAGACGGCATAGAGACCTGGCTTATCCCAGCAAGTTACCTTGCCAGAACCAGTAGCAGTGTGAGGTCCGAGAACCGCACCGGTAAAGGTGGTTGGACCGTTGACTTGCTGACCGACAGTTCCACCAACGACAGCTCCGAAGAGGGTGCCGTATCCAAGAATACCTTCATCAGAAAGGAACAAAGGGCGAGTAGCGATAGGGAGGTAAGTGCTGTATGTCCAAAGACGGTTAACAGCTGGACGATAGAAAGTACCGCCTTCGTTAACATAGCCATCGAAGACATCGTAAGCAGCGTGATCAAGACCGGAGGTGGTGACACCTGGCTGACCAGAAGTTACTACAGAGCCGAAAGAAACAACTTCACCACCCTTGAGGGTGAGACAGTCGACATCAAGACCGTCGAATTGGCCTAGGGGTTGTGTTCCAGGCTGGAGGAGTTTAAGAGCCATTTGAATTTCCTTATTTATATATGTTGCAGCTGAAAGCTTGACAACACGCAACTTACGCCTTATACTTACGATATAGTTATAGGTTGTTATTACCAGTTTTTGGAGAAAAAGTGAAACCCGTCAATAATTTGTTAGATAAAACATTTGGCCGTCTAACCGTAATTAGCCGAGCCCCTAATCCAGGTACCCGCAAAAACGATACGGCAGCTTGGTGGAATTGCCAATGTGAGTGCGGAAAAAATACTATAATTCGAGGCTATTCATTAACCACTGGTAAAACACAATCTTGTGGCTGTCTAAAAATTGAAGCCCCACATCTATCATCTTTGCCAGAAAGCCAACCTAAATATTCTCCCGAAGAAAATGCTGCCCGCCTTGTATGGCAGAGTAAGAAAAGATATATTGAATTACCATTTGAGAATTTTTATCACTTGGCACAACAAAATTGTTTCTATTGCGGTATAAAACCAAATCTAATAAAAAGAACAAGGCAAAAGAATAGCAACACCATATTTTTATACAATACACTAGATCGTATAGACAATAATGGTGGACATACTATAAATAATGTAGTTCCAGCTTGTATAATATGTAATCGTGCTAAACTAGATCGTTCATTGCATAATTTTTATCAACATATTATTAGGCTGATAAACAATTTATTTCGCACATTTCCAGAAAAATATCGAGAAACATTAACAAATATAATAATTCCATCAAACATACATTACGCTAAACTAACTTCTATCAGGGCACTTTATGCTTCTTATCACGATGGGAAATTAAGTTTGGAACAATTTTATCAACTTACAACAGCTAATTGCTATTATTGTAATATTCAACCTACATGTACTAGAAATATGACTAGTAAACAATCTTCCCAAGAAGCCAAAGATAATGGCACTTTTGTCTACAATGGTTTAGATCGTCTCGATAATAACTTACCACACCATTACAACAATGTGGTGCCCTGTTGCAAATATTGTAATACTGCCAAGGGACAACTATCTTTATCAGATTTTGATAGCTGGATTAAAAGATTGGCAAATCACAATCCGAGCTTGCCAAATTCTTTATCAATATCACTCAAACCAGTGACATCCTCTTCCGGAGCAGCTGGGGGAGCGTTCTCTGGGGCTACCTCTGCTAATGGAGAAGCGCCGGAAGTAGGTGGAGAGAAAACTTCGGAAGAATTGGCTTGGGCAGCCGTCAAAGTTTGGATCACTTGCTGCTTAACGCTTTGATAAGATTGCAAACTATCGGAAATATTCTTAATATCCTTCTGTAAAGTCTGCAAAGCATGCTTGACATCGTCAAAATCATCGGCAATCAACCCCATACCACCGTGAAGAACTTCCACGGAATCCACCATAGAGGAGAGTGCCCCTTTTTGAGCAATGGCACGTTGCTTGAAACCCTCATTGTTGAAATTATTGATAACGGTCATAATAAAAGGGCTGACTTCATCGAAAACAGCCTTGAACTCTGCCAAAGTGTTTTGCACTTCCATAGTTTCTGGTTGTTGCGCCAGCTCCTTCAATTCTTGACCGGTGCGTGGGGTCTCCAATTTCTGCAACACCGGCAATACCTTCTCCACTCCTGCGTGCAACTTGTTCAATTCCACATTGAGTTGATTGACCATTTGCAAAAAAGCTGGGGTGTACTCGTAGCCAGCTCCAATGGTGGTTTGGATGCTGTTGGCTGAGTTGAGCAGATCGTTAATTTCATTGGTAGCCTTCTGAAAGTCGGCCTCGAAACCATCGCTGTGAAAAGCTAAATGCTGTTTAGCATACAAAGCAGCTACGGCTGCTGCAATTCCAATGAGCAAGGGAACTAGGGCTACCTTATGGAAGGCTTTTTTTTTAGAGGCTTGAAGGAGGCAAACATCGGCTAGTTTACATAGCTCGTCTTGTTGCAGACTATCCAATTGGTTAGCGGTTCTAACCAAGGAAAGTAGTAATTGCTTCTCTGCATATTTACGATTGGTCAAATGACCATCTGGCTCTTTCAGAGAAATATGAATACGAATATTTTGGCCTTCTATTTCGTTCTCGATTAGGCCGTTGAGTCGATCATAAGAAGGAGAAATCACCAAGGGCTTAGGATGAGCGATTTCCATAATATTATTCTTATAGTCCATATCCTTAGGAGGAGCTGGTTTGGTATCGTATAGCTTACCAATTTGCTCAATAGACAAAGAATCCATTCGAGGGTTAGTCTCGTGAAAGTCTTTTTCCGTATGCTCGGCGTGCTCACCTTGAGAAATAAGTCCCTTCTGTTGGGCTATTTTGACAAATTCACTAAAAATATCGCTTCTCATATCTTTATTCCTCATTATGCCGAACCTGATGTATCGCTTTTAGCCACATCATCGATAAAATAGTCTACTAATTGTTTTTTAGTATCCCAATTAGGTGGTAGAAAAGTAACGGTACTACCTGGATGACGAGCATTATACCATTCTATTTTTTCTCTTATCATTTGGAAACCAGGGGTCTGCTCAATCAGATTTTCTTTGCCGTCCAATCCATCATAAGTATCCTTGGCAAACTGAATAATCATATTGCTAATATTGGACGAATTATTTTCAATCGGCATCTGGGTAGGTAGAGAGGCATTACTCTTGAGCTTATATTTAGTTTGTGTCGAAGTGGGACCACTAGGTGCCGATGGAGAAGCAGCTTCTTCCGTAGGGTGAGCTGGATCATAAGTTTTGTCTATGGAATTAGGGCGGCCCAAAAACTTATTAGCTATATCTCCAGCTACCATTAAACCAGCCGAAGCTAGGGCAATCTTGATGATGAAACTTAAAAGTTTGCCTAGCACACTAACACCTTGTGCTGAGCGAGGGCCACTACTCTTGAAAATAGTTCCTTCCTTGGTCAATCGCAGACTGTCTTTTTCATAATCAATGAGAGCTAGACTGATGATTTTGGCATCGTAGATTAAATCCAAAGAAGAGGTGGTGATGCCCCCTGTATGTTGCGCTGTCACACCATTGACTGCTTGATCCACTTGACCAGAAGATATTTTGTCTCCCGAACTAACCAGCTCTTTTACCTTCTCATAAACATTAGTCAAAATACCTGGCACATCGATATGTAGAGTACTAGCTAAAAATCCCAACAACAATCCCAACTTGCCCAAACCAATGGCACTGAACAACATGGAAATAGCCCCAGGAGCTAACTCTCTCAAAATGCTAGCCTCTGGGTGGGCTGGGTCAATTTTGGAAGCAAAATAATCTTTGACTTTAGATAGCAAATCGGAAGCAAAACTAGCCTTCTTATAGGGGCGCGGCTCCGCTAACACCGTCTCTACTAGTAGCAAATCGACATACAGGCTAATTTCACCACTGGACATTATCGTCTCCTCTGGTGTTGAAAATCAGCTTGCAAATCTTTGAGCAATTGCAAAAGATCGCCCAAGTTAGTTTTCTCGGGACCGCCTGGGGCAATTTGTTGCTCCACACTTTGCGCTACTCCAGGCCCCATACCGCTTCTAGGGTTGGAAATTTCTTGCAAGTGATCTCGCACAAACAACTCATACATTCTGCCCACCGTTTGGATCATACTATACAAAACAGTGGCCAATCTAATGCCGCCGTTAGTGCCTCGAGCCAAAGTATTGAAGCCCATGGGGGTCAATGTAGTTTCATCCAACTGAATTGGGGCGCCTGGGTTAATCATAAAAGAATCGATATTCTGAAAATCGGTATTAGCCGTTTGAGCTAAGGTGGCCATTCTTGGATCCAATAAAGCATATTGATCCACGAACATTTTTAATTCTCGGGGATTGATTTCTTCGCTATTAAAAGGAAGCATACTAGCTAATTGTTCTAGGGAGGCAACTCGTTGTTGAGCGGCGCCACCTTGACCTACTGGGGTTGGATGTTCTGCGTTTGGTCCCGTGGTTCCTGCTACTTGAGTAGGTGGCTTATATAGCTCGCCGATATTGGTATCCAATAGTCTATTAGTCTCTTGAATTAATTTGGTGAGCTGAACCTTCAAAAAGGTGTTGGGCTTTTTCTCTTGTTGCACTTGTAAAGAGACTAGATAAGCGGATAATAAATCTTTGTTCATGACGAAAGTGGTCATAGCACCACCGAAAGGCTGGCTGCGATTAGTGCTTTCAATCAAACCACCACCTGGCTCTAACTTATATACTTGGTAATCTTCGTTATGAGGATTTTCGCCTTCTGAATAAACAATTCTTTGTCCATTGACAGTAATTTTGTTAGTCAACAGCCAATTAGCGAGACTACCTAAGCTATTGAGATTTTCACTTCTAATAGCAACCTGAGCAGAGGGATCTCCTTCGTGGGAAACATTAGCCTCAGCATTAGGAGCTAAATTATTCTCTAAATTGCTAATTAGTTGATGCAAGTTAGTGAAATTAGTAGTCTGCTGAGTGTAAGCCGGATCGAGAGGTTGAGCCTGACCCTTCTTGGCAAACTTTTGTTCGTCTTGCAAACCAGCTTGTAACAAATCTCGAATTAGAAATGGATTGTCGTGGATAAAAGACATTAGACCGCCTTCTTACCGTGTTGTGGTGAGTATGTACTTGGAGGGGCACTTAAAGAAACACTGCCTTCCATCAATCCAATATTCTGTTTGAGAGAGGTTAGTATTTCTTGGGGTGAAGCGTGCGGGGCATGCTCCTCCATCCACTTCTGAAAGACTGATGGATTTAATAAATCATTGACGGTAATAATCTGTTCTTGCTGTTTACCATTTTCATTGAAGGTAACTCGAAGTTTAGAATTCTGAGGACTGTTACCAAACATATTTTGTAAACCAGAAATAGCTTGCGGATCCAGTCCCTCGTGCTTGTAAGTATGGAAGACTTGATCTCCCTCAATATAAGCTCGATAAGCTGGCTTTTCTAATACGCCCTGCTTAATTTCATTAAATAGCCTACGAATGCCACTTATTTGTTTGACGATATTGGCAGCAGCTGCCACTTTCTGGGTAACGCTAAAATCATTAAACTCTGGTGGGATATCGTTTTTGAGAGCGTTGAGGTTTTCTTCGGTGTATGAGGTATGAAGGTGAAAATCTGCCGCTAATTTGAGCAAGGCGTAAGCATAGGCGTAAGCATTATGCAAAGCTGCGTTGGTACGAGGTCCCCATTTACCATCCACAGCAAACTCGCCCGTCTTGGGATTGCCTATTCTACGCATAGTATCCATCACTACATTCATACGACTAGGATCGGTAGGTTGTTTCTCAGACATATTTGTTTTGTTAGCATCGGGATCAAATTCCACGCCTGGCACATCGGAATTTCTGAGATAGTTTTTAGTAATAAAATCGGCAAAGGAATTTCTACCGGAGGCTTCCCCCGCAGCGGCACCTGGACTGGCAATGTCTTGTAGATTAATTTGAGCTAACACGTCTTGAGCTAAATTGATTAATCCTTGTTGCATGGTTTTGACAATAGGAATTCCGCCACCTCCACCAGAAGAAGGCGTAGGTGTCAATACAGGCGGACCCGCAGCTACTGGAACAGCGGGGGCAGGAGGAGCTGCTGGTTTAGCAGGCGCAGTGCCTTCATAAAAATCTGGCACTCCTTGTGCTATTTTCTTGATTAGATCGACTAAGTGTTTGCTCATTATTATCTCATGTAAGTTTAGCTTGCTGGAAAGCATTGAGTCTATCATTGACAGCACTCAGTCTAGTAGCATACGGTTGCACTATTTCCGCAGTTCTATTAGCGGCTGGAATTTGCGAAAACTCTTTATATTCTTTGGCTAAATAAGTGGAAAGAGTATTTTGTAGGTAGCCAATTTGTCTGGAAGCATCGGCTGGTCTGTTAGCTTGGATTTTAGTGATAAAAGCTTTAATTCTTTCGTAGGTAGCCTTATAATCACTAATTAGTTTAGCGGCTGCGCCTCCACCTTGAGAAGAAGTGTGTTCCTTGGCTTTAGCTTGTATGACTTCCATAATTTTACTGATGGCCAAGCGAGCATCTACGTTAGCTTTTTGAGCTACATTGATAAAATTGCCGGCTGCCAACTCTACATCACGGAAACCTGAAAAAACACTGGTTAGATCTTCCCAAATAGGATGCGAGCTACCAGATTGACCAGGCTTCAAGTTGGAAGGATGATCGTGCTCTCGGGCCATGGACATAAGTTGATAAGCGTGCTGACTAGTGTCTTGAACGGAGCTAGCATAATCTTGCAGGGCTTGCAAATTGTCTGGATTGGCGTCCTGTGTTAGGGCCATAGCCTTACCTGCACTGCTAAGTGTCTTATGTAAGCTAGCTTGAAACGATGTTAGCTCTCCGTGCATAGTGGGTGGCATATCTGCCTCCACGTCAGTGGCTTGAGAAACAACGTTGTTGCCAGCTTTCTCCAAATCGGTAGCATAAAATTTGCTCTCGAAAATTTCATACCCTACAACGGCACCCACCGCAGCAGAGACAGCTGCCGCTGCTACCGCAGCCACAGTTCCGGCCGCTATACCGCCTGCTGCTTCTCCGGCCCCCACTTCTCCCGCTGTGGAAGCAGTTTCAATACCGGAACTATTAGAACCAAACATATTGACCACTCTACTCCAAAGATTAGGAGCGGCAGAATAACCCACTGCCGGGTCAAAAACTAAAGGGGGAGCACCTAGAGCTACCTTTACTGCTTCGATGATCGATTTAGCGGAAGACAGTTTGCCACTGGGCTTCTTCTCAATCATTTGCAACATCTTGGCATGCCTGTCAAGAATGTCTTCGAAGGTGGCTTCATCGCCTTCCACACCTTCTAGTTTATGGCTACCTTCTGGGTGGGCGCGTTCTACCAGATCTTCACCCTTCTCTTTATGGGCTTCATACATAGTTTGAGCTTGTTTGTAGTTGAGGAAATTTTCTTCCAACTCATTAGCTTCCACCACCAAGCCTTGCTCTCTCATTCCATTACAAAGTTTGAGAATATTCTCCATCAAATTAGTAGTAGGGGTGATATCCGCTTTTTTAATAACGGCAGCATTCTTCTGAAGGGCAGCTGGTTTGATCAGGCCCTTTTCTTGTGCTACCTTTTCCAAGGAGCGCATTAGTTCCGAATCCCAGTGTTTTGTGTGCTTGAAAGACATATGTTGGCCTCAATAAGTAGATTGTCTATATTATGCGTGATGTTGCATATAAGACCGTAATATTTGGGACTTACCTACCCTGCAACCTTACTCGTTTGATCACCTTGGAAGTAACGCCAAAATCCCTAGAGAGCTTTTCAGTAGTATTAGGAGATGTCAAAATATATGCAATTTGTTCTTCTGTAAATTTTGTCCTATTATAAGATGTACCACCTTTATTGTGCGATGTACGGTTTTCAGGAGCCAAAATATCTAACCTGCCGTAACGCAGCATACGGAGGCCGTGCATGTTACAGTATCGAACACCCTCCACAAATTTATACTTTGCCTTGCCAGAGATCTTGCAGCCAGGAACGGAACATCGAATGCCATCATAGGAAATTCGTTCCGCCCAAGCAGCGGTAGCACTCTCCGATTTCTTTTGTTTAGTTTCTTCGGAGTCTTTATGGCCCATATGCACCTCCGACATTTTTTGCAAAGCTTCTTCGGAAAATCTATTTTCCACCGCTTTTTGGGCAATGCTCATATTAGCTCGTTGCTCATCGGTTCGTTTGGTGCCAAGAGCCGGATGACCATTCTCTTCAATATATTTAGTGTATGATATTGATTGTTTTTGGCTTATTTTAGATCGCTCTTCGGGTGAAAGAGAGGCGTGCCAATCTCGCATAGCTTGAAGCCATTGTTCGGATTTAGGAGCATTAAAACCTCCTAGAGATACATTATATCCATTGGGAACCAAACTATCATATTGAGCAACAAGTAATGTTTCGGTTTCATTTGCATCATCCCAGGTTTTACATCCCGCTATTACCTCAAACTCAAATGCTTGATTACCATATTTTTTGATGGCATGAGAAATAACCATAATTGGATTATCTGATGCCGCACTCGTTTTATGTTGGTTCCAACGTTTTTCTGGCTGAACTGTTTGCCCGATGTAGATTTTGTCATTAACGGTATTAGTGATGCGATAAAGATAATGAATTCGCCCGTTTTGAGTCTTCGTATCGTCTGTCATAATTGACCTCCGACACATAATATAACTATGAACATAGGCTTTTTCAAGCCTTTTCTGGGCCTAAAAAAATAAAATTTCCACCATCGGATTCATCGGGGTCGGAGGAGCAGTTATCATTCCCACGGCCGGATGAATCGGACTAGGTCTTCTGGTAGTAGCAAATCCAGTCTCACTAACATACACATTAGCACGAACAGGATATTGTTGATTAGTCTCGTATT